CCTATAGAAAATTTAAATGGTAGTTACTTAATATTAATGGATAAAATTGTAGATCCATTAGACGAGCACGTAAATTGGGCTAGTCAGTGGAATTATATACGTCGTAGATATTTCAGTAACGAAGATTCGGATAAACAATTTTTAGATTGGATTACTACTACGAATGGTCAGTGGATGGAATTCGATATGGCATTTATCAATAAAATACTACCTCAAAGAGCCGGTATAAAGCGAGATTTCTCAGAACTTAGAATAGTATGGGATGAAGCTCATGCAGGCAATATGGGGTGGAATAAGCACGGAAACTTCACACACTTCGATGCATGGCAGGAAGAACATTATACTAAAGGATTCCGTACTAGATTTAATGGAGATCCGATACGCCGTGATGATGGTAAATTAGATACAGAGATAAATGATGTTCCATACGAAAAAGGATTATCTAAACCATTACAATCATTTAAAGATAGAAATAACTAATCGATAGTTTTTACTATCTATATTTATATTAAAAGAAATAATTATGTTTAAACTTACATCTTTATTATTAGAACAAACTTCTAAATCTAGAATTTTATTTGTCGGAAACTACCAATTAGGTAATGCTGGTAGTTTTGCAAAACAATTGTTAAGAAATGGCGAAGTTTCTGGAGATATTGTATCTAAATATAAGGCAACGACTGAATATATACAAAAACGTGCTGGTACATTATTAAATAATAAAACATATGAATCTGTAATATTATTAGTTCATCCTAGTGATTTTGGTGTATCTGATGCTAAACGTAATACTCAGGATATTACTCCAGGTTATAATTACATAATAGATTTAGCTAATAGTAAAAATATTCCAGTTACGGTTATATTGATATCATCATTATATACTACTAGTGATGAAATAAAAGAAATGGACGGTTGGGCTAGTAATATAGATGGGTCAATTTTAAATTTCACTCGTAGATTTAAATCTCCTAAAAATTTCACAGACACATATAATTTATCAAAATCGTCAAATGATGTTATTAAATCTAGTTTAGCAAATACATTAAAATCATTGAATATTACATCAACAGATTCAAAAGCAGAACCTATAGATACTGCAGATTCAGATTCTGCAACTGCAGATGTTGACGATAATGCTATTGATATTGATTCACCACCTGGCGATAGACTAAAAGCATCTAGAAGAAAACGTCCTGGTAATGTTAGAGAATTTATTAATAATTTTAAAGACATCGCACAAGATCATCAAACTAAATATGGTATTCCTGCTAGTATTACATTAGCACAAGGCGCATTAGAAAGCGGATGGGGTAATTCGTACTTATCTAGTACCGGTAATAATTACTTTGGAATAAAATGTCATAGTTGGTCTGGTGGTAAAATATATGCCGATGACGATGCTAAAGGTGAATGTTTTAGAAAATATGACACGCCGGAAGAATCATTCGAAGACCATGCAGTATTTTTAAAACAAAATGGTAGATATAAATCATTATTCAAAACTAAAGATTATTTAGAATGGGCATATGGCTTACAAGCTGCGGGATATGCAACTTCAAAATCATATGCAACTTCTTTAATAAACTTAATTGAAACATATAATTTAAATGAGTGGGATGACCAACAATCTGATGATGCATCTGAACCAAAGGAAAGAATTAAATTAACTAGTTTACTAGGAAGAAAATTAAATGTATATTCTCCATTTGGTATGCGTAAAAGCGGTATGCATAGCGGTATTGATTATTCACCAATGCCAACCGGATCTAAAATATATATATTAATGCCAGGTACGGTTAGAGTAGCTGGTAATGTTGATCCAAATGGGTGGGGTAATACAATTATGGTCGATCATGAAGATGGTAGTACTACATTATATGCGCATTTAAGTAGCGTCGATGTATCAAAAGGTGATCAGGTAGAAGCTAATATGTTTATTGGTAAAACAGGTGGTAAAATTGGAACTCCAGGTAGGGGTAATTCAGAAGGGGAACATTTGCATTGGGAATATCACCCAGGTGGTTATGTTGGTAAACAAAGTGCTGCGGATGGAGAATCTGCAGCTAATAAATATTTTAAAATAGTATAAAAAGGAAAATTTAGGATAATTATGAAATCGAAAAAACTAGAAAATAGTCAGTATTTTCAAAAAATTCTAGCAGAAGAAACTGAAAAAGCGGTTAATTTGTATAAAAAGTATGTTGAAAGACAAAAAAAACAAAAAAATCAAGTTAAAAAATAAATTTATTTATAATGTTAAAATTTAACAGAATAATTCGTGTAGAAACTATACAAGAGTCTGGGTTAATCCGCGCGGAATACTTAAATTTAGAACATATAACGCGGTTATACGTTGAAGATGATAACGTTATAATAGAATTACTAGGTAATGTTAAACTTAAACTAACTGTTAGTAATCTAGATTCAGTGTTTGAGAGATTTTTTACATGAAAATATTAAAATGTCATATTTATATTAAATAAAAAAGGTTTATATGACATCAAATGAAATTTATGAAGAAATGGTTTCTCATTGGACGCAGTTCGTTGAGAATCACGAAAGGTTTACTGACAAACAAGTTAAAGCAGCTGGCGTAAGAGCTAGAAAATCTATTAATGAACTTAAGAAGTTAATTGGTAAATACAGATCGACACAGGTAGCTGAATCAAAAGTCGAAAAATAACACGAAAATAAGCCATGTCTAATTTAGATAATATTTTAAAAAATAGAATAAATATATTAATGGAGCAAGCAGGTTCTCGAGAACTAAATAACGCTCCATCGCAATCCGGCAATTTACCATTTACTCCTGCAGAAAAGAAGTTTTTAGGTAAATTTGATGCATATGGAACAAAGCATCTAGGTGTAATATATTCTATTAGTGACATAGGCATTCGTGAATTTATTACAAGAAGTGGAATTTTTTTAAATCTTACGACCGGAATACTATTAAAACTATTACGAAAAAAAATAATACGAATAGTTCATTATACAGGATATGGTCGTAATGATGATTATACTATAGAATTAAAATTAAGTTTAGATTCTATTAAAGGTTGGGGTGCCGAAGAACAAGAAGCAGCAGAGAAAAAACAGCCAGCAGCTGGCGGCGGATCAACTGAACCGGTAGCACCGGATAGTTCCGGCACCTCAGTTCCACCTCCAATACCATAAATATAAATTTGGATTTATTAAATTATTTTCATATAATTATTAAAAAAACCAAATTAATTATTTTAAATTAAAAAGTTATGTATTACGCAGCAAAGGTACAATTATCAACTGAGGTTGATACACCAAAAGGTGTAAAAATTAAGAAAACAACAGAAGCTTATCTAGTCGAGGCACTATCAGTCACTGAGGCAGAAGCAAAAGTTATCAATGATTTTCATGGTTATACGTTCGATTTTGAGGTAAAATCGGTAACTGCGAGTAAAATTATTAAACTTATTGACTAATGGCTTGGACCGCAGGAGATACGGTTATTGTAACCCAAGAGGGTGTTAATCGCGTAGGTGTTATTCTAGATAAATTTCTAGTTAATAAACAAACAATGTATGATATTTTATTAGAAAGTCGATCAGCTATAACCATGGTTAATTCGTCCCCTAATAATAAAACATATATTAACAAGTCTCTTACTAAATTGTTATGTGATTCTGATGTAATTGAAACAACAATTCCATATGCTGAATTAGTTGCTAATGATGATTTACCAATTGTTAGAGCATAAATAGTTATTAAAAATTAAAAAAATGAGAAACAGTATTAATCAACCATGGGCGATTTCCGAAAAATATTCAAATCGTTATGGTGAACTTTGGACTAATTTGGATTTTCAAATTAATGAGCAAATTACAACCAAACAATTTAAATCAGACCCAATGAATACGGAAGTTGGGTTACTTCATATTGATAATAGAGCATTAGATATGAAATTTAAAGATATTTTAGGCTATGCTAAATCTATAGAAGAAATGTTTAATACAATTCGTGAATTAGGAAGTTATGCACCAGCATTAAACGAATTTGCTATTAAAGGTAGAGTATTTCAATTGAAAAAACATGAAGTTAGCAAATTAGCAACTACTTTAAACGATGCCATTCAGGTAGTATCCCGTAAATACGAATTAGGATTATATTTATAATAAAAATTAAACCTATATGAATACCTATATATACTATAATAAATTAGACACAAAACAGGAACCTATAGGTCGTGTAACTGCAACGAGTTTGCAAACCGCACGGGAACAGATTGCATATATAAAAAGATTATCAATTGATGATATTGATGACTTATATGCAATACAACAACTAAACTGATATGGATTCATTGTATGACAAAGTCCGAATTAATTATTCAGAATATGAATATTTTAAAGGATTGAATGAGTCAGGCAAAGTTAATTTTTTAATGCAGTTATTTGACCAAGCATTGGTTGCATCAAAAGGAATTGACTTATCTGCATTCTTTCAAGGTTTAATTGATTCTGAGCCTGATGAAGAAAAACATATTGAGACCATATATGAGTCTCCAAAATATGAAAATGATCCTAATCGGGTTGATGTTTTAATTGATGAAAATAACATCATGATTGAATCTAATAGTTTACGAGCAATCAAACATGTTGCTTATAAATTTATAGAATCTGGATATATACTACAGCGAGACTTAGAAACCGAAAAAATGTTTAAACGGGATAAGATTACTAAGTATATACGTATATTTTTAGTTATAGATCAAATTAGTAATATTTGCACAAACTAATGTCTGAAGATAAAATACCTGCTAATATAATTAGCAAATTTGAAAAACAACTATTTAAGCCGGGTGATGCAGTTTGCTTCACCTGGTTCAATGTAAAACGATACGGTTATGTCACGAGATATAAACAAGTTAATTGGGGTATTCAATATACCGTTAAATTGGATAAAATGTCATATCCTTGCGGTATGCAAATTGATGAATGGAAAACTAAATACCGCACAGGACTTATCCAATACACAGAAACAAAACAACTTGGATCCGAACAGATTGCAGAACTTGCAACAAGCACAAGACCAATGTACGAAACAGTCACTTTCGTCCCAACCACAAACACCGAACTCGAATCAACACAAAGCGAAACTAGCGTTGATTCAAAAAATGTTAAACTCTCGCGAAATGCAAAAAGAAAAAGCAAACAAGATGTTGGAGTACTCGGAGACCATGATACCATTGATAACTCAGAAATATCAAAACGTACCAAAAGAAGAAACGTCGACGAGAATGCTAATGAATCTAGCATTGATGGAATGTCTGCAAATGTCGAGCAAAGCAGAACGAGACCTAAAAAAGTTATAAGTGATACCTTAGAACAAGCAATTCAAAAACAACGAGACTTTTTATCAGGATTTACAAAAAAAGATTAAGATTTGGTTGGATTTAGATGAATTATTTCTTATATTTATAGTATATAAGATAAGAGATAATAATTTAAATTTAAGAGTTATGAAAAAGTTAGTTTTAAGCATCGGTTTAGTAGTTGCATCTTCTTTAATTGGATTTTCGCAAAATAGTAATAAATTAATTAATAATATTTTATCTGGTAACTATGAAACGGTTATATCTGAAACTAGATCATCAGATTTTACTAGTGTCGTATTATATATAGATAATAGATCTGTCATATATGACAAATTTACACCCGGTTTGTTTTTACATCAACGACCGCTTAAAAATGCGCCTATAAGTTTAAATGAATCAGATTTAGTAAATGAATTAACAAAAATAAAAAACTTTATTGGTTTAAATAGTTTAAATGATTTAAACAAATCTACATCAATTGATACATTAATGTGGATTCATAATCATGATGATTTTAAAATTGTACAAGGTGTCGGCGATATTACCATGCACATGTGCACAAAAATGTATTATTTCAATAAAACAGAAAATGATAAAACAACTAGTTGTCAAATAGTAGTTTCATATACTGATAATAAATTAACTTATATTGGGTTAGCATTTCACAATAGCGGAATTTATAGATAACAAGAAAGAAGGGGTCGTTGACCCCTTTTTTTTTATCTTAAACTTTAGATGATTGATTTTGTTTATTTAATTTATCTTGTTGTAGTTTTTCTCGATATGCAGGATCTGCATTGATTTTTGCAGCATTTAATGGCAATCCTAATATAATTCGACAAGCATTATATATCATATTTACAGAACGGCCGTCTATATATCCACCAGATTTGTGATCTAATGCTAAAAACTCCATATAATCCAGGTTTGCAATATTAAAACATACTCTGAGTATTTTGCTAGTATTATCTGCTATCATTTGTGCAGCAGGTGAAAAATCTTTTTGAAGTTGATTTCTAGCATACATCAAAGCTCTAACTGTTTCTTCAACAGTATTTTGAGTTGGTGAATCACCAAATAATGTCTTAGCTATATAATATACGGCATCAATTGATGTCCTATTGCCCGAATCATAGTTTTTATTATTTAATATGAAACCTTCATGGGTTATTGCAATTTTATCCGGCCGTTTACCAGTTGCCTGTACTGGACTGTTAAATGTTAACCATCCAGACATCGTATCAGGTGGGGTTGTTGCTGGTGTAAAATTTGCCCACATTGTACGTACGGTACCGGAACTTTTATTCGAAGTATTATTAATGATGAATTTTATATCTGTTCCTGGTACAGTAAATGCAGATGGATCGTCTTCTATATTTTCTTGCTCATGTATTTGTTCTAAGTTTTTAACATTATTAGATGTTAAGTTTTTAGCACCAAACCGAAGCATATTCTCTGCTAAATTAATTTTCATGTATTTGTTTCCTTTGTGGTTTCTTTGTAATAAATATCAACAAAATAAAAAACATCATTCATTTTGAATTGTGAAATTAATTTCTTATATTAGTAAAAAATAAAAGTTATGATAAGATATGGTTATGCGTGTATTAATATGCACCTTTCAGAAAACAACATCCGCACAGGTCGCACCATGATTGACCGCAAGTTCAAATTAGGTGGTTTGCAATTAGCATCTGATATTTCGTTAGCTAATGCTAAGGATCTTATAACTATATTCAAATGGAACGAGCAGAATGGCATTCGTTTATTTCGTTTAGGTAGTGAATTGTTTCCTCGCTGGAATCATTATCGTTTAGAAGATTTGCCAGGTATAGATGAAATTACTCGCCATCTCCGTGCTGCTGGTGACTTTGCTCGAGCGCATGGTCATCGCATCACTACGCATCCTGGCCCATTCAATATCTTAGGTAGTCCTGATGCTAGAGTCGTTGATAATGCTATTATTAGTTTAGAACGACACGCTGAATTGTTTGACCTCATGGGTTATGCTCCTAGTTATGAAAACAAGATCAATATTCATATTGGTGCTACTTACAATGATAAGCCAGGCACGATTGCTCGTTGGCTTCATAACTATGATCGTTTATCTGATTCTCTAAAGGCTCGGTTAGTTATAGAAAATGACGACAAGGCTTCTATGTATTCGGTACGAGATTTATACACGATGGTACATAGCGAGATTGGTATTCCGATTACATTTGACTATTGGCACCACACTTTCAATACTGGTGATATATCTGAACAAGAAGCTTTCTTCATGGCCCGCGAGACTTGGCAACGTCACGGTGTTACTCAATGTACTCATTACAGCGAATCTCGTCGCCATGAAAGTCAACGTCTTATCGAAAACATATGTGCTAAACATAATATAGCAATCGAAGATTTACCAAAGTGGCCAACCTTTAACAAAATGTATACTGAATTTAGCAAGATCAAGGCACCAGCTCATGCCGATTATATTTTGCAATTACCTAACACATATGGTGTTGCAGATTTAGATATCGTGGTTGAGGCTAAGGCAAAAGAGCAGTCTTTAATAAAGATAGGAGTAGAGTGTTGTCAGGTAGGAAACCGTCAATTAATTCTATAATATAATAATAAATAGTATATATTAATATTTATATATATAAATTAATAATAAATATAATAATAAATAAAAAACAAACCGTTATGGCAAATTACCGTTACAAAGCAAAAATTACTGATGATGTAATTGACGCAACTGATATCTTAAAAAGTTTACACCGATCGGTGCATGAAAACAAAATTGATAAACCGTCTGCATTGCACAACATCGAAACTGCAATTAAAAAGTTAGAATCTGCAAAATATTATATCGACCGCGAATAATATGGCAAAGAAACTAGGAAGTAAAACTACAGCTCGTGGATATAAAAAATTACAATGTAAATATTGTGATAATATCTGCGACCGAGTAGACATTAACGCTGACGCAATTACATGTAGTATTTGTGTCCAAAAAATGACCGAAGGTGTAGTATTAGAACCACGTAAAAAATAGTTATGTTAGAAGCAGAAAAAATCAAAGAGAATTGGGAACGGTATCGCGAAATTGTTAATACTAGTTTTCCTACACGCAAAGATGCATTAAATAAAATGTATGATGAATTAGAAGACCGAATGGTATTTATGCCAGCTTCGTCAATGGAACATTTTCACAACGCATTTTCAGGAGGTTACGTAGATCATATACTTCGTGTAATTGAATGTACAGAAGCATTGTATTTTACTTGGACATCACAAGGTGCTGATATGTCAGGTTATACAAAGGAAGAAATGTTATTTGCAGCTATGCATCATGATTTAGGTAAAGTAGGGTTTCCAGGAGATGGTAATGAAGTATATCAGGTAGAAACATCAGATTGGCATCGTAAAAATCAAGGTAAGTTATATAAAACTAATGCAAATATTCCTTTTGCAATGGTACCTGATCTTTCGATTTGGTTATTGCAAGAATATGGAGTTAAAGTATCTTGGAATGAATATCAAGCTATTAAGATCCATGACGGTATGTATGATGATGCAAATAAGCCTTATTTCGTTGCTAGATCAGCTCAAGCAAAATTAAAAACAAATTTACCAGTTATTTTACACCACGCAGATCATATGGCA